TTAAATGTTAATGATCTTATTACTATCACGCCTGACTTTGACGTAACTCAAGACATTACAACTGGCGTAAACATTCCTCTTGAATCGCTTGCTTTCAAGTTCACTCTCTACCCAACAAGCAATGGGCTATCTTCAACAACCCTCAATGGCTATCAACTTAAGTCGCTCCCAGCGGTTGCCCGTGAGCGCGAGATTGGCATACCAGTTCTGATCTTTGACTTTGACAAAGATCGTTACAACATGGTCACTGGCTATGAAGGCTACGCCAAAGAGCGCATCTCAGCCCTTGAATCAGTTGAATCAAATGGCGATGTAATTGTTCTTCAAGATTTTACCACTGGCGAGCAGGTTCAAGGCGTGATCGAATCTCTTTCCTTTGTCCGCATGTCCCCACCAGATAAGCGCTTCTCCGGTTTTGGTGGCGTTTGCATGGTTCAGTTCCGTACCGTCAACGCATAAGGGTAGCCATGACTAGCACTGACATAACAACCATCGCGTATAACGCTGTCTTCACTATTGGAGCTACAGGTACCGGCATTTGGTACGTGTTCAAGCACGGCGTTCAGAATGTCTTACGACAAGAGTTTCAGGATATACGCGACATTAAACATGAGGTAACTCCCAATACTGGCAGTTCCCTCAATGATGCTATCCGCAAGCAGGTTATCCCAATGGTCGAAACATTGGTAGAGCGCCAGCAAGATATAGCGGTTGAGGTAGGCATACTTGGCGGCAAGTTTGAACAACACATTAGGGAGCACAATGCTTAACCCTTGGAAAAAAAAGTACATCCATGAAGCTACTGGCGATGTTCTTACATTTAGCGAGCAAGTGTCGTGGACTATCCAAGGCATTATCCGTAACTGGTGGTTCGTATTTCTCTGGACTGGCCTAAGCGCCGCATGGTGGGCTAAGCCCCATTGGTTTAAAGATACTGGCTCCTACATCCACTGGCAGTTGCTAGCCTCATGGCTAGCCGTAACTGTCGAGTTGATCATCGGTATTGCCATGATTGGCCAGACCAAGCGTGATGCTCAGATCATCCGCCACATTCTTAAACTCGAAAAACGAGAGATGGATTTGATTGAGGAAATACATGAGGACCTATGATCCAAGAATTGGCGATTACGGGTGTGTCAAAACTCATGGATTTTTTGGTTGGCTTATTCGTCTTGGTACGTTTTCTCGGTGGAACCATAGCGTTATCTATGTTGGCAACGGGGAAGTGGTTAGTGCAGATCCGACTGGCGTAAAGATCAACAAGGTCACTGACTATGACCATGTCGCTTGGAACCAGCACGAAGAGTTAGATGACGCACAGCGTCTATCCATTGTCGATTATGCAAGAGCTGCCGTTGGCGCTCCTTACAGTTTCTTTACCATTTTTGATATTGCCCTGCGTATCCTTGGGCTAAAGGTCATCGCCAATACTCGCTTTGCCAAATGGCTATCTCAGCGTGAAGGTTATATCTGTTCTGAGTTGGTGGCTGAGTGCTACAACAAAAGCGGATTAGCCCTTGCCAAAGAAGACTGGGTCTGCACACCCGGCGATCTAGCAGAAAGATTGATATGGCAATAGTCCAAGCAAAGAATTACACGCCGGGCTATGGCAAACGTGAGCCGATCCGACTCATAGTTCTGCACAGCGCAGAGAATCAGCAGTTGCCGGGTCAGGCTGCACACCTTGCTCAATGGTTTGCCGGCCCTACCGCCCCGCAAGCGTCTGCCCACTACATGGTAGATAACGCGGCAGTTGCCCAGTCAGTAGCCGATGAGGATATTGCGTGGCACTGTGACGTGTGGGAGCGCAACCTAGAATCTATTGGCATTGAGTTGACTGGTCAGGCTAAATTTACCCCAGCCCAGTGGGCCAACCCTTACTCCCAAACGGTCTTAAAACAGGCTACAAGCCTCTGTAAGACCCTTATGGCTAAGTATTCGATACCCAACACACACTTGACCGCTGCGCAGATCCTAGACGGAAAAACCAAAGGCTTTTGTACCCACGCCGACATTACCGCTGCCCACAAAGTAGCTGGCGGACACACCGACCCGGGTGTTAATTTCCCTATGGTACAATTTTTGAACGGCCTAACGGCTTAGTTCTAAGGAGATACTATGAAGATAAGCAAAGCGCTTGTTGAGCATTACATTATCAGCGTCGGCGTAGCAGCAGTTGCTATCTGGCAGACTGGTAACCATCACCTAAAGCACGTTGCATGGGCTGCACTTGTAGCAGTCTTTGGACCAGTTGCTTCTGCGACTTACAACCACTTTAAGTCACAGGCTGCATCAATCAAGTAAAACTTAATAAACAAATGACCCCCGCTTCGGCGGGGGTTTATTTTTTTTGCAATTTTCCTATGGCTCGCTATCGGCCTTGCCGCTCGCCGCCGGGGCGCTTTGCGCCCACCGTTTACTCGCTCCCGTGCTTACGCTCGTAGTGTAACCACCGGAAAATTTTTCTGTCAAATTGGGAGCCACTGGCGTGTCTCTTGCAACTAATGGCTCAATGTCATCGGCCAGTGATAGTCTTCGCGCATGACAACAGTTAATCACAGATCATTTTCATCCTTCACGTCATGGTTGCGATGTGGTAAAGCATGGCAACTAGAACGCGGCCTGCAAGTGCAGTCCGCACCAGCATGGTGGTTCGTCGGCGGATCAGCATTTCACACAGCAGTTGAGCGCTATCTTTTGGAAACTCTTAAAGATGGCTAAGCCTAAATCAACCAAGAGCCTTGTGGTTCTTCATGGCGAAAAGACTGACTACACCTCTCTTGGTCCGATCAGGGTATGTCCTTGCGGATCAGAGTTTTTTCATCTCAAAGTAAAGTTTGCAGATGACAACACAATCGGGCTGTACTTGCTAGACATGCAGTGTGTGTTATGCTCCAGCCTCGCACAAGCACCAGTTCCGGAATGGGGAGCAGAATGAATTACTATCTACGTCATAAGCATCCAAACCCAATCAAGCGTTTCATTGGAAATGTAGCTGACTGGGTTGGCGGCAAGTTTATGAAAGTTGCTATCAAGTGGTCAGACTCATATGAGTTTGGCGAAGACTTTTGGGAAGATGACGAGTGTTAAAAGCGTACTTCCGTAAAAATCCACCGGGTCTTGAAGACCATTGGGGCATTAGTATTTATGCGTTTCGTTATCACTTTATGTTTGGAAAGGAAAGACCATGGGTACAAAGAGAGCAAAAATTATCACCAAGACAGCGTTTGAAAAAGCATTTGTCGAAGCTGAAATTCTGATGCGCAAAGCGCTGTCAGATATGATCGAAAAGGAAATTCGTGTTGAGACAAACCCTGCTACAATTGTAGGGTTAAAGAAAGCTCAGCATATTATCCTTGGGGAAAAAGTTGAATCTTAAAGAGATTTGGGACCGCGCTTTCTTAGAAGAGATTGGCGCAGTTGAGTATCGCACCAAGACCAATCCGGTTGATTGGCGACGTGGTGGTAGAGCGACCAAAGATAATCCTGACAAAGAAGATAAAACTTGGTGGGATGAGAATGGCTTTAAGATGTTTGAGGACTTTGTCCTCGCATTTAAAAACAATGGCTGGAAAGTCTGGATGGCACCAGATGGCAATCCCGGCGTTGAGTTGCCATTTGAAGTAATGTTTGGTGACGTTCCGATCAAAGGCTTTGCCGATCTTGTCTTTGAGAATGAAGACGGTTCACTTACCGTTGTAGATCTAAAGACTGGCAAGTCCACACCAGACTCAGCAATGCAGTTGGGTGTATACGCATCTTGCATTGAGATGATCTATGGCATACGCCCACAGTATGGCGCGTATTACTCAGCTCGTACCGCAACCCTTGAGCCAAGCGAAGGCATAGAGCGTTGGTCTATACCATTGCTCACAGAACTTTTTGCTCAGTTTGAACGGGGATTGCAGGCAGAAATTTTTCTACCAAATATCGGTATGTCTTGCTCCACTTGTGGAGTGAGGGATTACTGTTACGCCGTTGGCGGCGAATTAGCACATAGCGTTGACCCACTATCAATCATAAAATAAAGGAGAAACAAATGGCAGCACCAGATAGCACAAAGCTCCAAGTCAACTTTAAGTTGGCTGATGGAACATTGATCAACCTCTACGCAGATACAGCGGCAGAGCTAGAAGCACAGTTGCAGTCGATCAGCGACTTAGCACAGACGATTTTGCAGACCGGTGGAGTATTCACCACTGGAGCAAATGTTGCATATGCAGTTAAGTCACTTGGCGCAACTGTTATTGATGAGCCAGTATGGGCACCATCAACACCACCAGCAGCACCAGCTCCATCAGGATCAGAACCAGCATGTAAGCATGGACCAATGACATTACGCACAGGAGTAAGCGAGAAGACTGGCAAGCCATGGAAGGGCTATTTCTGCCCAACTCCAAAGGGTGCACCTGACCAGTGCGACGCTAAGTTTATTCGATAGTCGATGCTATCGCTGTCGCAAGCAGCGGCAAAGTCGGCCAGCGACCACGCTATCCTTCCGGATCTATTCCAAGTCTTACAAGATGAGGGAATTAGATTTAGACGTGGTCAATTAACGATGATTGCCGGCGCACCCAACGCCGGCAAATCATTGCTAGCATTACACTTTGCCGTTCATATGAAGGTACCAACGCTGTATATCAGTGCTGATACCGATGCTTACACGACTGCGATTCGAGCTGCCGCAATGGTTAGCGGACATAAAGTAGCCAGCGTTGAAGAAGCGTTTGCTACTGAAACTGGCGTAGAGTTTTACCAAGATGAACTAGAGTCGATCAGTCATCTGCGGTTTGACTTTGCACCATCCCCTACTCTTGATGAAATTGATCTATCTATCCAAGCCTATGCTGAAGCATATGGCGAGTATCCTCACCTTCTGATCGTGGACAATGCAATGAACGTTGTGTCGATGCACGAGAATGAATGGTCAGGGCTACGCGAGATTGCTAAGGCTATGCACCATATGGCTAGAGAGACAGAAGCTGCGGTATTTCTACTGCACCACACCAGTGAAGGTGAAGGTCAGCCGGATATGCCACCGAGTCGCAAGTCCATCCAAGGCAAGATCAGTCAGCTGCCTGAAATGATTATTACAGTTGCTTTACTTCCCGACACTGGAGAGTTTCGCGTAGCAGCGGTTAAGAACCGCTTTGCACGCAATAGCGCCAGTGGTAGGCAATATGTATCTTTATGGGCAGACGCATCGCGTATGTCTATTTGGAACTATCGTCAGAACACACCAAACAGTTGGAGTTATGAGTGAGCCAAAAGGATTACCTTTGGGATAAACGCAATTGGGAAACTATTAAGGAACCAACCCCGGAGATGTACGACTTGGCGCGTCGCTATCTCATTCGCTGTAACGCGCAGGATTTATTTGGTATACTCGGCCTATGAGTACCTATGGCAAGCGCAAAGGTTCCAAGTTTGAAACAGATGTTCTTGGGTGGTTAAGGGGAAGACTACCCAAGGCAATGACAGAAAGGCTTGCCCTCGCCGGGGCCAACGACGAGGGTGACCTTGTTTTAATCGTCGCGGGTAAGCCTTATGTTTTTGAATTGAAGGCTCGAGCCAAATTAGATCTACCACAATTCTGGCGTGAAGCTGTAGTTGAAGCGCAGAATTACGCAAAGGCGCGTAACCTGCAAGAAGTTCCCCCATCATATGTCATTGTTAAGCGTCGCAACGCCGGCATTGAAGATGCTTGGGTAATTCAAACCCTTGATCAGTGGGCGAATTTCCATGACGACCCACAAGCCTGATCTTGGAGCAGTATTAGAAGCGTATGGCTTTACCATACAGGATCGTTATGGCTGGGTACCATGCAAGTGTGTAGTGCATGATGACAGCCACGCTAGTGCTGCATACAACTTAGAGCGACAGCAATACAACTGTCTTGTTTGCCAATTACTTGGCGATGTTTATGACGTTGTAGCTCGTAAGGAAAACTTGAAGGAGTTTAAAGATGTTAAACGCAGAGCAGAAAGCCTTGCTAACGGAAGCAGCCGAAAGGTACGCGCAGCACATAGACCCGCTGGCTCAGTCTTACCTACAGGACCGCGGCATAAGTCCGGAAGTGGCAAGTTCATTCCTTCTTGGAAGCGTAGTAGATCCTAGTGTTGGCCATGAGCATGCTATTGGGATGCTCTCTATTCCTTATCGCACTCCTAGTGGTGTGGTTGGAATTAAGTTCAGACGACTAGACGACGGAACGCCTAAGTACCTCTGGCCTACCGGGCAAAAGATTGGATTATTTAATGTTCAAGATTTACATAAATCCTCAAGCACAATCGCGATCTGTGAGGGTGAGATTGACACGATTATTCTCAGCGGTTGTGTTGGTATTCCTGCTGTTGGCGTTGCTGGCGTTAGCCAATGGAAAGCCCACTTTCCAAAACTTTTTGAACCGTATACAAAAGTCTTGATATTTGCCGATAACGACATAAAGGAAGATGGCCGCAACCCGGGACAGGAGCTGGCCAAGCGGATCAAGGAAGATTTACCGGCAGCAATTGTGGTTGGTCTTCCGGGCAATCAGGATGTTAATGATCTATACTTAGCCCATGGTAAAGACTGGTTTGATGAGAGGCTAGCGGAGTGACAACTATTGCTGCCATCGAGGGACCAGACTGGGTTGTTCTTGGC